ATCGTTACCGGATGCAAACTCCACAGGGGCAAACGAGATTAAGCTTTCCATTTTCGATTAAGCCCTAAGTGTTTTTTTCCAACCGCCGCCGCAACAAGAACCCTTGACGGTTAACGGCTTGAGGAATATTTCGACGCTGGCGATAACGATACCTTTCGATGGATCGGCTAAACCCTTTCCGTCGAAGGCAAATTTCTTTGTCAGTGGCCCAACGGTCTTTTGCGTTACTAAACCCTCAACGCTTGAAGTGCGAGGGGTTGGGTAAAGTTTTGTTCGGCTTTGTTGCTCAACAACAAGTTGACACTGCGCCCGTTTCAATTCTTCGGGAATTGTGTCAACGGCCAATTCAACACAATCAATCGAAACATCAACGCGAGGCCATTGTAACGACTGATCGACAACAGCTTTCGAACCTTGGAATTCGTCGCGACGACCTTCAAGGTAATCCATCGCCCGTAAAAGAAAGATTTCCTTATCAGTGTCGCTTGTGGGCAATGTTAAACCGCGATTGTCAGCGTAATTTTGTAGATACGCTAGATCAACATAGGTGTTTGCATTGGCAACACCTGTTCCATCTTCGACAATGAGAGTTGGCATTCAATCACCCGTTAAAAACTTGACCCGTCGCAATCCAGTAACAACGGGTCAAGCAATCGATCGCCGTTAGACGATCGATTATTCTTGTTTAGATCGTGCGATTCGTTCGAGGCGACTTCGCTCAAGTTCGTACTTGGCGACTTCAGTGAACGGCGCGCAATCCCCTTCCAGTAAAAGCGGGGCTTTGACTTGTTCAATCTTTTCAGTTTCAACGACAGGCGTAACAGGTGCAACGTACCAATCGTGATTATCAGCAACGGTTGCGAAACCAAACCCAGCGACCGGCGAAGGCGTGTTGGACGAAACCCATTGGGTTACAACGTTTTCTTCAATCAAGTCGTCCGACTGTGCAACTACTTCACGCTTAGTGTAATCGCCAAGGTTGTATTTCTGGATTTGATATCGCATAACCGTTTTCCGTAAAATCAAGAATCAAACAAACAAGAAACCGAGCGACAAAACTTAGTTGGTCACAAGGAACGCGATTGGCACATTTTGACGGAAATGTTCACGTCGCCAGTTGGCGGCCGATGCACATTCGGCCAACGTTTGCGAGATTCCACCGCCACCGGTAACCGTCACGCTCAAGTTGCTGTGACCGTAAGGGTGAATCAACCACGTTTTACGTTCGTAAAGCAGTTCTTCACCGCCGCCATCACCAATGGAAGGATCGCGGTCAAGTTCGAACGGGGTTGATGGTTGTCCTTCGCCATAACCGAATGCGGCAGAACCGAAAATGGTTGTGATGTAATGGAAACCGGAACCTGTACCGATAGCAATTGCGGGTGCCTTATCGGACGTGATAACACGGTGACCGGCGTAAATTTGAATCGTTTTTTCGTTGTTCGCGTCCTTGATGAATTGAATGTCATTGTTCTTCAGCATGACCTTATGCACAGCGGGGTTCACAAGCATCGTGTTGAGTTCTTCGACTCGTTCACCCATCGTGAATCGAGCATCAACAAACGCATCATAACTGAAACGTGTCGCATTGGTAATATTACCTTCAACGTCAACGCTCACATCAAGAACCATATCGCCAGCCGAACCAAAACCGACAGCGACGTTACCGGCAACGTTGGCGTTGTAGATACCGCGAACAATTGCGATCAATCGGGCTTGCCATTGCCACATCCAATAGGTTGCGGTTCGGTTGCGAATTCGCGTCATCGGGTCCGCGCCCATCGTGAATTCATCCGTCAAATCGCGAGCGGACCACGAATTATTCAGGTGTGCCCGGCGACCGGACATTTTACCTTGAACGATCTTGTTGGGAGTGCTGCGAGTGTCAGCGTCCGAACTGTAATTCGGTTCGTCCGTTGGGTCCAAGTCGCGCCAGAACGGCATTTGAACCGTTTCAGATTCCAACCTCGCGCGTGCGTCCAATTCAGGGGAGCGGACGGCAACGCCGGATTCGAAAAAGATAGTTTGTTCGGGGTTGTTTTCAGGCTGAATGCCTTCGTAGATTTCGACGTCAATAACGTCCGCAAGCTTCACAGTTGCCATAGTGGGTTAGCCTTTCGTAGACTTGAGTTGCTGAAATAGTTCTGGTTTTTCCCGCTTCAACGCGAGCAATTCCGCAGGACTGTAATCCGCATAAGTCTTCGGCTTCCCGTCGTCCTTAGTGCCGTTAGGAAGTCCCGAAGATTTCCCGTCGTTGGCACTACCACCCGACGCCTTGCTAACAACAATCATAGGCGAGTAAATCGGATTTGTCGAGAGCGTTTTTTTCCAATTTTCAAAATTTTGATCTAGCGCGGGCATTCCAGTTGAAGGATCAACAATTTCCACCTTCGGTGAATCGCCGGGAACCGCTTTCAATGCCATTTCAATGTGCGGAAGCATCAACGGAGCATTGGTGCCGAATAACTCACTGGCAATTTCCAACGCCTTTGTCCGCTTGATTTGTTCGGCGGTCTTTTGCTGTTGTTCTCGTTGCACCTTTTCGGCGGCTTTGCGTTCATCGGCAGATCGCTTGTCGCGTTCTTCAAGTTCTTTTTTGAAGTGTTCTTTGATTGCATCAACGTCCGTGATCTTTGCGAGCTCTGCCGCTTTCTTTTCCGCTTCCAGTCGATCGGCGGCGGCTTTCGCTTTCTTCGTTTCCTCCCGCTCGCGCTCAAGCGCCGACATTAAACCCGATGGGTCTTTATCGGTAATGTAAACGCCTTCACCAAGATCAAGTTGATAACTCATATCAGCTTGAATCTTGTATTCGGCCTTGAATGCGTCCGCTAATGCTTCGAATTCTGTTGCTGAAATCTTATGTTTAAGTGCCACTTGGCTCTACCTTTTTAACTGGATTGCTTGTACCTTTACCCACAGTGGGTTCGGGTGGCGGATTGACTTCCTTTTTGAAGGCAGCATCTTTTTTGATTGATGCCATTGCCTCATCATCGGTTAACTTTGCGATTCCGCTACGTCGCAAAGTTTCCCGCATTTCACCAAAAGTGATTTGACTTTGATTGTACAGTTCAGACGTTGAACGAATTTCATCGGGGTCCATCGATGTTAGATCGAAGTTTTCATTTAGTTCAACCTTATGTTCTTTTTCCGAAACATCAACGCCGATGAAGGAAGCGGCGCGTTTGATCGAAGCAAACAAGGCAAGTTGTAAATTGTCTTTGATTGTGGTCAATACAGACTTTTGGCTAGCCGCTTCAATCTCAACTTCCTTTTCTTTCTTTTCAATCTTTTGGTCGCGATTGATAATCTTTGCACCGATCGAAAACATTTGATCCTCTTTGTGCTTCATCGCTTCAAACGCAACCATGTTCGGCAACGCTTGCAGCAATTGAGCGGTCGCACCTTCGTTGAGCGTGATTGACGCTCGCGAGCCAAACGGTATCCCTTTTGGAAAATAGTTTTCCATCCACTCAACTGTTAAACCGGCGTAAACCGGTGTGGGTTGACCGCAAAGAAAACAACCTTCCTCATAGTCCGCACTATTGCGGAAATGGGCAAGGTTGATGTTTGCCAGATTTAGAAACGGGGGTTCATCAACATCCGCATCGTTGTTTTCAGAACCGATGAATTCAAACGGAATTGCATCAAGCGGTTTGCCGTCTTTACCGCAAATGTCGTAGCCTTCAACCCGTTCACCTTCATCGTTAAACACTTCAACCGAACAGCAATCATTCTTGAGGCGATAAACCCGTTGTCGCAACTTGGATTGAATGTCAAATTCATCCCCGCCCTTTTCAACGTATTCGTACATTTCATCCAGCACAAGCAACGTCAACTTTTGCACCATTCCGACTTTTTCGATTTGCCAATTTCGAATCGCCCACGGTTCAAAAAATCTAATGATCGGTCTTATTTCGCCACTATCAATTTGCGATTTTGTTACTTGCCCATTCGTTCGCGGGAAGTCGGCAAGGAAGCCACCGCGACCGTAAGGTAACACATGATTCGCGGCTTTCTTGACAAGCTGTTCGAGATTCAAGCCTTCGCCATTCATATCCGCGATTAAGATATCCAATTCACTTGGCAATTCTACAACAGGCGGACGCAAGAACAATTGACCAACCAACGCATCGCGAGTTGGTTGGCAAACGTTGTAGTACAATGCTCGCGTTTGGTAAGCTTGATAACGATCAAGATCAACCGTACCGGTTGAGTCTTTTTTGCAAGACGACGGAATTGGAAGATACTTTTCGGCAGCGGCTTTAACCGCTTCCTCACCGGCAATTGCATCACTAATCTTGCGATACTTTTCTTGCATTTCGCGAAGTTCACGACGTTGAATTTTTGCGCCGGATGGTTCGGTTGTTGTTACCATTTTATCCCAATCAATAAGGCATATTTGTTACAATTTTTGTCGCAAAGCGATTAGAACCACGCAATACACGATATCGAACAGCGTCCCAAATGTGATCCATCGATTCAGTATCAACGTCATCTAAATTATCCGGATCGCGAGGTAACGGCGGCAGCAAATCGATACAAGCTGTGCAATTCCGCATGAAATAGATACCGGGTTTTTCCTGCAAAACGGATGATTGTAAGCGGTCCCGCATTAACTGCAAACCGATTTTTCGCGAACCCTTGGATTTATCTGACTGCGACCAACGAACACCGACTTTTGCCATTTTCTGTTCAATTGTTTCAACATCCGATTCACGAACATCGCGAATTTGATTATCTGCCGGGCCGGCTTGAACAGGACGACTAATCCAACCGTCCTTGTACAAATCTTCGTCTATCTTTTTAATTCTCAACGCAACATCGCTTGCAGAAAGTTTCAAGCCTTTGTTCACGCTAAAATCAGGGCGACCTTGATTGTCATTTACGACGGTATAATCTTCGGCAATAGCAATCAACGATCCTCGCTGTGGGCACCATCGTTTACCGTTACCTAAATCAACTTCCTCCCCGTTTGCTTCGGCCCACCAAATACAAGCGCAAGGGTGTGAAGAACCCCAGTCAAAACTACGATCCACTTTCCAATTATGAGGAATTTCAAAACGATCGATAACATGAACATCTTGCCGCCACAAATCATCAATAGCGCCACCCGCCGTAACGTCCCAACTTCCTTCAATCCACGCTGCGTACAAATGCGGTTCGCGATTGCAAGATTCAATCAATCCAGCTTTGTAAACTGGATCAAGGTACGGATTTTCGTAAAACGATCCAAAAATTGCAACTTGCATTCTTACAATTTTGCGTTCTTCATTTATTGCCGGATCGAAATAGGAAATATCCGTTTTAACAATCTCGCCATACTTGGCAGGAGTTATAAATCGTTTCTTAACAACGCCGTGGCCGGGACCGCTAGGGTTAGTTGTTGAGAAGACTTCCAACGGAATCGGCGGCAACGGTTTTTCGTTTGGTGTGTCGTAAACAAAACGATTACCAACCTTTTTTTTCGGTGTATGTATTTCTGGATTAAATGACGAACGATTGATCGACATAAATTTATCATACAAATCAAGCGTTGGGTGTTTGGTTAATTCGTTCCACCCAAGAAACGGTATTTCCCAACCGTGGAATCCGTCGTAGTCTTCTGGTTTTTTAACATGCCGAAATAGGAGTTCTTCACCGGTGGGCCAAACCCACTTATAGTCAGTGGCACTATTATGCCAAACACAACCATCTTCAAACTTTGGAAAAAATCGCTTAGACTGTGCAAGCAAATCCCCAAGGTTCTTAAACTCGCGGTCGAATATGATACCCCGCCAATATGCGCCATAGCCAAGCCCAACGCGAGCGCGATATCTCATCAACTGACAAATCGTTTTACCGGGACCGCGAGCGCCTGTATACAATATGTGATGTGCGGGGCATGTAATCGCTAACTCTTGAGAACTGCCTTCAATCGGCTTCCAAACGATATCGTATCCGGGGACTTCAACCGATTTCCGTTTTGGTTCCGATCTACGCGATTCGGGTTTAATCGTTTCAAGCAAATTCGATAAATCAATCGAATCGACTTTGGCAGCTTCCTCAAATGTTGGATATGACCACCGGGGCATTATTGCGTCAATGCTTGTTGTTGTGTAATTGCGGTATGTTCCCAGTCGTCCGCATCAACTTGTCCGTTTTCCATCAGTCTGCCCACAGGGATAACCATCACGCGATTATTCGTTTGATGATTGTTGTTAATAGTCAAGCCCGGCTTTTCAATCATACCTCGCATTTCAGCCGCGAGCTTCATCAATCGACCATAACTGTCATCATCAATACTCGCGGTCGCCCTATCATAAATCTCGCGAACCATTTGGGACTTAGACGGTAAAAAGTGTTCTTCACCGTATTCATCTAGCAATTGACTCTTAAAGTTTTCAACTTCGTCGTCAAAAATCCAATTATCAACCATCTTCATAGCGATAAAGGAATTGTTTTTAGCAATAGACAAAGCGGCGGCAAATGCGTTGTTTGGATTCCTCAACCACGCTTCGGCGAATTTCAGCTTTAGTTGTTGTTCGGCAGTCATGTTAGTTATGATCGGCGTTGTATTTACAGCTAGCCTCTTTTTTTATCCATTGCTGCAAGGCTTCGATTTCCTGTTTGCGGTACGTTCGCTCTTGTTGCAACATATCGGCAAAATTTTTAGCTATCCCCTCTTGAGTTTCAGCAAACTTGGCGGAAACCTTTTCTTGACTTTCAGTATATTGTTTTGTGATTCCCGGTATAGTTGCTGTTGTGTTGTGATATAAATACCACACCAACACTCCAACAACGCCTAACTGTGAAACTATAGCTGTAATTCCTTCAATTGGCATCGTTGAAACTTCCATTGTTAATTTTTCAATCTTGTTGCAGGATCGGGGTGGGAAGTTAAAATATCACTGATTAAGACCAAGGGCAATTGCTTTAATTGCCGCTTGATATTGATTGGTGTTTTTTATCATTCCAAGCCTTGCCAATTCGGCAATCTGTTTCAGCATTGGTACATACCAACCTTCAAGCCAATTGGCATCAGCTTCGGACCTTGAACGTTGAGCTAACACCGATGTAATGATTCGCTCAACGTCGGCCTGTGAATCCGCGAGTGAATCGTTTACAGTTTTGAACTTAATCAATTCATCGCCGATTTTTTTTCGAACTTTGGCATCGTTCAAACCCATTGATAAATCGCGACTCGATTTCGTCAATGAGTCAAAATTACCTGTAGGCGGCGGCAACGGGTCTTCGGGGATTTCGCCGCTTTTCGTTATAACGATGGTATGTGAAGTGTGGGTAATCTGTTCGCCGTCAGTGCCGTACAAATAGAATGTGTACGAACCTGGAACACTAGTCGAGAAACCGAGTTGATCGGTACACGTCATTGACTTATTAGCGAGTTCGTCTGGCACGATCCAGTTTTTCACCTTCGCGTTCGATCCAATCGAATTGATAACAATCAAATCGCCAGTGTTGCCAATCGACGGGCCATTGATTTGTAATGTCAATTCAGCATTCGCCAAATTGCAAAAACAAATCGCCATTAACAAAATTGCATTTCTCATTAGTTTAACTTTCTGGATTTGTGAACCGGATGAACCGGATTTGTGAACTAAGCAGCGTGAATGAACAAGTCTTTACCAAACTTACCCATATCTTCAACAAGACGGCGGTAATCAACAATACCATCGCCAAACGCTGTATCGCGACCGGGTTTACCCTTATCGATAGCGTAAGAACGATACAAGTCGAAGACCGGTTGATTCGATCGCCAGCGAGGCAGACCGGATGCCCGCCGTAGGGCAATGAGAATCGCGTCCAATCCGCTTTTGAAGGGACAGGACATAGAAGTGCCCGACATATCCGCTTCGAGCGTAGGGCCACGATACGACGCGCCACGGATGTTTTGACCGGGACAGGCGACAAGGATTCCACCCCGCGAACTGAAATTGGCGATTGTGCCGTTTTCCTGTGTCGCGCCGATCGACGGTACGGACGGATCGCGAGCTGGCCAACCCTCTGTTCCTTCGCCGGGTCCGCTGTTCCCCGCCGAACAATTGGTCAAAATTCCATCTTGGAAATTCAATCCAATTTCGTCAATCGTTGGTTGATACTTGGAACCACCGCCCAACGACATATTAACAACGTCGATTTGCAATCCATCGCTACCTCGCCATTGGCGAGCTAACCGATTGCCAGCCGCAATACCGGACGACGAACCGGAACCCTGATTGCTCAAAACTTTGATAACGGCTAATTGAGCGCCGGGTGCGACACCCAAACGGCGATTGTTGGCCACCGATGTTGAGGCTGTATGCGTGCCGTGACCGTTGCCGTCGAATGGCGATTGGTTGGTAATCATCGATTCCATCATCACCGGTTCTGGTAATGATTCGTGCGGATTAACGCCGGTGTCGAGATTGGCGACAACAACGTATTCAATGTAACCTTTAATCTTGTCCCAAATTGATTCCCAAACCTCAACGCTTGGTTGTGTGAAGTGCCACGGCATAGCCGCAACACCCTGCATAACCATATCATGCACAACCGTATCGGGCGGGATTCGACAAACAGGGTCTTCGAAAGTGTTAGCGTATTCAACCGATGGTTCAGGGTTCGCAAAGAACGCTGAATGGTTGAATGATTTCCAATCGCTCAAAGATAAAAGATTCGACATTATTCAATTTCCTGGATTTGATAGTTTTTCCAAAGTTCTTTTTTAGTCCAAACGTAAAACGATTGTTCACCAAAATTGTATTTGACGGTCGAAAAACCTGGAATGTCATGGCTCAACGATACAACCCTTGAACCGACCGGCATTTTCAAGAATTGGTGCGATAACCTATCGATAACTTCTGGATACATGAACATTACGACGACATTGGCATTCTGAAACGATGCCTTTGTTGAATCGCCGTGATAAACACGTATCAACGGGTTATTTCGTAATTTGGTAAACGTGACATCGGCGGTTGACCTATTTAACTCAATCCCGATTGCCCTTGCTCCAAGCTTCGCGGCTTCAACTAGAATCCGACCGTCGCCGCAACCGGGATCAAGAACAACATCGTCTTCATCAACTTGAGCAACTTCAAGCATCGCTTTGATAACCGCTATATCTGAAGAAACGGTTTTCAATAAAACCGATTGCGGTATCGATACTTGTTTAACTGGCATATTTCGTTGAAACGAAGCTTGAAAGTTTGCCGCTTTGGCTTGCCTAAGTTCAACACACATTTGGCAAGGACACGTCGGGCTAACTGGATCGTCAACGCCCAACACGTAATCCTTGCCCTTGTAGTGATAAGAGTTTCCGTCAAACGAATAACCGCTAGAATAACCAGCGTTTGATCGTCGGAAAAGTTGCCCAAACGAAGGTTGGCAAGAGAGTAAGACAAGCAGCAAAGCGACAAAACGAATCATTGGATTGACCGTAGCTAAGAGTTTTGATCGAACAACAAAATCAACCAAACAAGCC